TGACTTTGATAATCAGTCAGTTACGATAGAACACTTAAAGGTAAACTTTAAGCTCTCTTAGCTCAGTGGTAGAGCAGCGAACTCATAATTCGTAGGTCATTGGTTCAAATCCAATAGAGAGCACAGCATGCCATATAAGAGGAGGGAGGATCAAGCGGCTGCGGCAGCCAAGCACTACAAGGAGAACAAGAAAAAAATTATCTCTAGAAGTTCGGCTAGAAACAAAAGGCAGAAAAAGAAGAACAAGGAGTTTGTATACAGGGTAAAAAGAAGGTACAACTGTGTTGACTGTGGAGAGTCAAATCCCATAGTTCTTGAGTTTGATCATGTAAGGGGAGAGAAGAAAAAGGCAATAGCTGATATGGTGGTAAACTATTACAGCATAAAGACCATAAAAGAAGAAATGAGAAAGTGTGAGATTAGGTGCGCTAATTGTCACAGAATAAAAACATCAGAAAGAAAGAATAAATTAAAATGAAAAAGCTAGCCGTAAAGATTGAAAAGCACAAGGTTCGGAGAAAGGGGGTGCATTCAAAGACGAAGCACTCTAAGCACAAGGGTTCGAAGAATTACGTAAAAGCGTATGCTGGTCAAGGTAGATAACTACAAAGATGAGGCGATCTGCATTTGCCCCAACGGTACGCAAGGTGATGTTATCGAACTCGGCGGGATACTCATTGTTCTTCCCGCTGCGCCGCCCGCGAAGGAGATTGCTGGATATGGAAAATCAGCAGACCTGCAGATGTGGGAGAGAGTCCCTATGCCCAAGGAGCTGTCTCGGATTGGCTCTATGGATGAGTGGAGCGAAATGCCGAGGGAGTTTAGACAAAAGTTTTCTGCATATATCGAAGAGGAGTTTCGCCGTCGGCGTGAGGGCTTTTGGTTTTACAACAATGGTGAGCCTACATATATTACAGGGCGTCACTACATGATGCTGCAGTGGACCAAGATTGATATTGGTTATCCTTCTTATCTAAGCTTTCAAAGAGACATCTTTATCCATATGTTGGCCTGCGAGGTTGACGATAGATGTCTAGGTCAACTATATACAAAGTGTCGTCGTAGCGGATACACTAATATCTGCTCTGCCGTCTTGCTTGATGAAGCGACTCAGGTAAAAGACAAGCTTATGGGCATACAGTCAAAGACTGGTAAGGACGCTCAAGAAAACATATTCATGAAGAAGGTAGTGCAGATGTTTAGGCACTATCCTTTTTTCTTTAAGCCGATTCAGGACGGTACTACCAACCCCCGTATGGAGCTGGCGTTTCGTGAGCCATCGAAACGTATCACGAAAAACAATAAGACTTCTCAGAAAGGTGAAGCGTTGAATACAGTGATCAACTGGAAGAACACCACTAACAACGCATATGACGGTGAGAAGTTGCATATCCTGTATCTGGATGAGGCAGGCAAATGGGAGAAGCCCACAGACATACGTGACGCGTGGAGGATTCAGCGCACCTGCCTTATTGTGGGTAGAAAGATTGTTGGGAAGGCGCTGGTGGGCAGCACGGTAAACCCTATGCCCAAGGGCGGTAAGGAATATAAAAGCCTTTGGGAGGACTCTAGTCCATTAGAAAGAAACAAAAACGGAAGAACACGCAGTGGACTATATCGATTATTCATTCCCGCCTATGAATCTCTTGAGGGGTTTTTTGATGTTTACGGACATCCAGTCGTTGAAGATCCTGACGCGCCTGTTGACAGTCTTGACGGTGATAGCATTAGTATCGGAGCTAAGACGTATCTCAAAAACGAAAGATCATCATTAAAGGACAATGCCTCAGAAATGAACGAGGTTATTCGTCAGTTCCCATTTACTTCTGACGAAGCGTTTAGAGACAGTATCGAGGGCAGCGTATTTAATATCGGAAAGATATACGAACAGATAGAGTACAACGAAGACCTATTTCCTAACCCTGTAGTCGTAGGGAACTTTGTGTGGAAGGGAGGGGTCAAGGATACTGAGGTAGTTTTTAGCCCAGACCCCATAGGTAAGTTTAAGATTTCCTGGATGCCGCCACCAGAATTTAGAAACAAGAAGGCCCAGGTACGCGGCAAACGAGTGGCACCTAATTCAGAGGTGGGTTGTGGCGGAGTTGACTCCTATGACCTTGATGCTACGGTAGACGGAAGAGGTTCTAAAGGTGCGCTACACCTGTACAATAAATTCCACATGGAGCACCCATCTAATATGTTTGTATTAGAGTATGCGTCTAGACCGCCTCTAGCCAAAATATTCTATGAGGACGTATTGATGGCTGCTGTATTTTACGGGTACCCAATATTAATTGAGAACAACAAGTATGGCATTGCAAGATACTTTGAATCAAGGGGTTACGACGGTTACTTAATGGATCGACCACAACACTTGAAGAGTAGCAGCGCGAAGGTCAAGGTCAAAACAAAAGGTATCCCGTCCAACTCTCAGGATGTTATTCAATCTCACGCTCATGCGATAGAGTCATATATCCACGATCACGTTGGAATAAATCACGAGACGGGCGAGGTGGGCAAGATGTATTTCAACGAAACTCTAGAGGACTGGATATCGTACAAGATAGACAACAGAACAAAGTTTGACTTGACAATTAGTTCTGGACTTGCGCTACTTGCTGCTCAAAAGGTGAAAAAGAAAAAAGTACAATCGTTTGATGAACGCCGTTTTTTCAGGCGTTATAAAGTCATAGGCTAATTTCCTATATTTGTGACATATACTCTTTTGTAAATGAAACAATATAGCGGCAAAAAAAACTTTCCTGATCCACTTGCTTCTCAGGAAAAGAAAGAGAGTAAGTCATACGGGTTGAAGTACGCCAAAGCTATTGAGTCTCAGTGGGGCAAGAGGTCTGATAGCAACTCTTTGTTTTCAAAAAGATACACTTCTTTCAAGAGAAGTCAAGAGTATGCAACTGGTGTGCAAGACACGGCCATTTATAAAAGGTTGCTTAACAACCTAGACCCCAATGCTGGTGACGGCAGCTTGATGAACCTTGACTTTACCCCTGTCCCCGTCCTTCCAAAGTTCGTAAGGATAGTCGTAAATAAAATCCTTGGTAGGAACCTTTACCCCAACCTGGAAGCAGTAGACCCTTTGTCTTCTTCTGAAAAAAACAGGGACAAGAAAAGAATTGAGATTCAGGTTGCTCTAAAGAAGCAGCTCATGGCTTTCAAGGATAAAACTGGGGCGACGATTGGGATGGACCCAGAGATGATCCCAGATAATGAAGCTGAAGCGGAAATCTTTATTGGAGAGAACGTAAAGAGTGATGCAGAAATTGCCGCCCAGGTGGCAACGGACATGACGCTCTCTTGGAACAATTTTGATGATAACGTATTTAGACGCTGCGTGAATGACTTAGCCACCAGCGGCATGGCTGTCGTCAAAAGATCTAACGACCCTAACTACGGAATCAAGACACACTACGTAGACCCCAAGGACTTTATTCATAGTGAAACTAACGACCCCAGCTTTGATGATATCACGTATGCAGGTCACGTTAGAACTATGCCTATCCAAGAGCTAAAGAGAATAGCTAGCGGAGAATTAGAGGAAGAAGATTTCCAGAAGATAGCCAAGAAGGTCACAGGCAAAACTGGTGGAGGATATCAGTATGACAATTCACTAGGTCGTAACATTTACGAATATGACGAGTATTCAGTAGACGTTTTGGAGTTTGAGTTCCTGTCTACGGACTGCATGCACTTTGAAGAGAAGGAGAATAGATTTGGAAACAGGAACTTCTTCTACCAAGGCTTTGACTATAAAGAGAAGTCAGGTAGTGTCTTTGAACGCAAGCCGTACAAGATGGAGATCGTCAATGTGTACAAGGGCTATTTTGTACTAGGGACTGATTACATATTTGGGTACGGCAGAATGCAAAACGTACCGAAAAACATTTACGACATTAGTAAGGCTAGGATGTCATACTCCGTTGTGGCTACTAACCTGACGGACATGATGCCAAAGTCCATGGTGTCAAGCTGTATTGGTTTTGCCGATATGCTTCAGCTTACACACCTGAAAATACAGCAAGCAATTGCCAAGGCAAAGCCTGATGGATTGATCATCGACATCGAAGGGCTAGAGAATGTACAGCTCGGAAAGGGCGGTGAGCTTCAGCCATTGGAGCTACATGATATCTACGAACAGACTGGTGTGTTCTACTATAGAAGTAAGAACCCAGAAGGTGGTTTTCAAAACCCCCCGATCAGAGAGATTGGGAACAGCATTAGAAATATCAATGAGCTGATTGGTTTGTACAATCACTACCTCCGCATGATTCGTGATACTACAGGTATCAACGAGGTGGTGGATGCTAGCACCCCTAAGTCTGAAGCCTTGGTGGGGGTACGTGAGCAAGCTATTGCCGCTTCCAATAATGCTACCTACGATATTACAAATGCTTCGATGATTCTTTATAAGAATGTCTGCAATGATATTGTAAAGTGCTTGCAGATTTTACCAGAGGAATCTGTAATTATGGAAGTGTATAAGAATGCCATTGGGCAGACAAACATGAGTATTCTTTCAAGCTTCTCTAGACTGCCCATGTACAACTTTGGCGTTCAGGTTCAGAAAGACATGGACGACAAGGACCAGGCGTATTTAGAGCAAGCAATACAGATATCGCTTGGTCAAAAAGAGATTGATCTGGAAGACGCCATGGCGATCAGGGAGCTGAAAGATGTAAATCAAGCGGAACGATTGCTCGTGGTGCGGAGAAAGAAGAAGCTGGAGAAAGCTCAGGCTATGGCTATGCAGCAGCAGCAGATGCAAGCTCAAATGGCGCAGCAGGCCCAGGCGCTTCAGCTTCAGATGGACGCTCAGAAGATGCAGGCAGAGGCACAGATAGAAGCTCAGAAGATGCAACTCAAAGCTCAACTGGAGGCGCAGACATCTGCGATGAGGCATGAGTTCAACAAAGAGATAGAGCTGATCAGAGCGAAGGCTACGTTAGGATTTAAAGAGACTGACGAAGAGTTTAAGGAGAAGATCGAAGTCTTGAAGGAGGATAGAAAGGACGATAGGGTAAAGAAGCAAGCTGTAGAGCAATCTAAGCTCATCTCCCAGAGAAAGGGCCAGAGAACAGAATTAAAAGAGCAGGAGGGAAACCCCATGAGAAACCTATTAACAAATATGCAAGATGGCTAAGAAGGTAAATTTAGATGTATCTGAAAGCTTAGATATTACCTGTAGGAGGGGTGATACGTTTTCGCTTACCCTGACGCTAAAAGATTCAAGCGGTACAGCCATTCAGCTTTCTACACTAGGCTATAGCTTTACCATAGATGTAAAATCTTCATCTAGTAAGCGCGTTAATGGAGTAAAGCAAAGGGAGACCGTGGCCTCTAGTGTCAACTCTCCTTCTGTTTCTGACTTAAAGACTTTAAGTGCGGCTCAAAAAACTCAATTGACCAATGGTTTTGAGTTTACGGATATTACCGATAGTGGAACTGTAAAGCTGACTGCTACTGCCGACACTATGAAGCAGTTCCCCGTTGGTGTTTTTACTTACGACATCCAACAAGAAGTAGGCGGTGTTATTAGTACTATCTTGCGTGGATCATTTACAGTAAAAGAAGATATATCAGGTTAATATGGCTATAACAGTTACAGCAGCATCGGGTAGCACCTCGGTAACAGTTACAGCTCCAGCCTCTAGCTCTGTAACGGTTACAGAAAAGGGGATTAAGGGCGATAAGGGCGATACAGGAGATACAGGCGCAACTGGTCCTACGGGGGCTACTGGTCCTACGGGACCTACAGGTGCCACTGGACCCACTGGAGCTACAGGCCCTACGGGACCCACTGGAGCTACAGGGCCAACTGGCTCTGCTGGCGCCGCCGCTACAATATCTGTAGGCACAGTTTCTACTGGTTCCGCGGGCAGCTCGGTAACAGTTACTAATTCTGGTAGCTCTTCTGCTGCTGTGTTTGATTTTTCTATCCCTAAAGGGGATACGGGCGCCACGGGCCCTACAGGCCCTACAGGAGCTACAGGCCCTACAGGAGCTACAGGCCCTACAGGAGCTACAGGGGCTACAGGGGCTACAGGCGCGACTGGACCTGCTGGAGCAGATGGAGGAACCAACATTGTCTTGGACACAAGCCCACAGCTTGGTGGGAACCTTGATGTAAACGGTCAAGATATCGTTACAACGTCAAACGGAGATATAGATTTAGACCCCAACGGCACGGGTAAGGTTGTATTCAAGGGTAACTCTGATAAAGGTGCTGGTCAGTTTGTTCTAAACTGCGAGCAGAATAGCCATGGGATCGTGATTAAAGGTCCGCCCCACTCAGCGGGAGCCTCGTATACGTTGACACTTCCAAATACAGATGGCAGCGCAAACCAGGTGTTGAAGACTGACGGTAGCGGAAACTTAGACTGGGTTGCTCAGACGGACACCAATCTTGGCAGCACTGACCAAACCCTAAGCGGAACCAGAAACATCGA